AGTCGACTACGCAGATAACTTATTGACTATCAAATCCGTTAAGGAAATAAAAGATAACAAGGAATCTAATGGAGTTATCCATAGAGGCATTGCTAAAAGATATTTCTCTAAGGTGTTCACTATTGCTGATGATGTAGAAATCAAAGGCGCTGAGTTGAAAGACGGGTTACTGAAAGTTTCTTTAAACAAGATTCTTCCAGAAGGCAAAAAGCCCAAGACAATCGAAGTTAAATAATATGAAAAAGTTATTTAAATTTTTAGAAGAATGGGGTTGGACCAAAGCGATCAATCGACTAAAACGCCACGGGATCTAAATTTTTCTGCGCCTCGCGCGTATATCCTACATTTTAGGGGACGTTAAGTCCCCGGAGATGTTTTAGTATAAACATCACCAAGTGTGTTTATATTTTTCTTTAGCTATTTTTATAAAATCTTCTCTAAATTGTTCCGGTATACCCGAAAGTGTCCACTCTTTTAATTCTTCAAAAGTTTTTCCGCCATAATATTGACCTTCCCCTTTTTCATATTCTTCGTGTAAAAAATAAGAAGCTTCTCGTTCAGGTCCAAATGAAATATGAAACCCTTTAACTGGTGATTTATATTTTTTCAGTTTTCTGATTGTTGCTCCTAATCTGTAACGTTCGGTATAAACTTTTAACATACCAAACATAGCATCATTGGCACTATCCATCGTCATATAAAACCCCACTTTATTTGGTTTATATTCTTCGAGAGTTAAGCCTATGTGCCAAAGGCATTCAAATGCTTGGCAATCCAAAGGTCTGTCTTTATAAATTTTACAGCCTACTCTAACATCACAATGTTTACACCATTCATTAGCTTCTTTTTTTAGAGCGGGAACTGGAGGTAGTTTACAACAAAGAATACAATCACCACAGGATCTGGTCTTAAGACCCATCTTTTTCTTAAAGTCTTCGTTTTCTTTTTTCTTTTCTTTAAAACTTTCAGGATCTGTTTCAAAATAATTTTTAAAATTACTTCTTCTATAACCACATGTTTTAAGATCATATATATTTGTCATATCCACGCTTTCAGTTCTTCGCCCATGATTTGGGTAGCAATGTTAATCTTCTTGCGGAGGGCCTTGACGATTCTTTCGTCAACAGTGTCTTCCGCGAGAATGTCAATATAAGTCATTTTTCGTGTTTGACCAATCCGGTGAATTCTAGCTTCAGACTGAGTTCTCTTTTCTAGGTCATATCCATTGGAATAGTAAATCATATTACTTGCAGCTGTCAGCGTGATTCCATAACCACCCGTCTGTGGGGTACCGACCAGGAATCTAACTACGCTCTCTTCATTTTGAAACTGCTTTAAATTATTCTGTCTCTCTTTATCGGGTGTCAGGCCATAATAGGTGACAACCGATTCTTTGCCATAAATTTTTCCTATCGCATCTACAATAGTTTTTACATCAAACTGATAATGCGCCCATATGACAGCTTTTCCCTCAATTTCTTCAAGGACTCCCATTAACTCTGTAAGTCTATTATTTTTTATCGCTTGAACACTACCATCGTCTGCTTTAAAATGTCCGCACGTTATTTGATGCAAACGCATCAATTGGGTAAGGGCTGTAGCAGTCGTTATCATCTTACCCCCCATTTCCGCCAATGCCATCCTTTTCATTTGTTGATAAACTTTCTGTTGTTCAGGGGTTAACGTAATGGTTCTTTTCATGTATGTTTTAGGTGGAAGATCTAGGCAATCGTCTTTGAGAACTCTGTAAGAGAACGGCTTAAGTTTTTCCGACAGTTCTGCGAGGTTTTTATAACCTACTACGATTTGCACAGATCTTCCGTTAAAGTTAGCACTACGCATCGTCGCGTAACGCGAACGAAACGTGTAATAAGAGGAATGGTACAAGAGATAAGGATCAAGGAACTCGCATTGTTTATATAAATCCAATGGAGACTTGGTTACCGGAGATCCTGTTAAAATTCTTCTGTATTTGGCCATACGAGACAAAGTAATAATACTTTTGGTCCTTTTTGCGCCAGGGTTCTTAATGGTAGTACTCTCGTCGACGGCCATATAGGTTCTGTGACTCAATAAAAACTTAGAAGCAAATTCCACACCCTTCTGGGTGCTAAAAGCTTCTACATTCATAATTAAAAGATGTAGTTCTACGCCGGTACTAAATAAAGTGTCCAGCTTTTTTTGTTGCTTCTGATTAATTAAAGCTTGCCATAAAACAACCGTCTTTTCAATATGGTCTGGTAAATGAGTAGGAATTTCCTGATCACACCATGTTTTATATACGCCTTTAGGCGCTATAATAAGAGCACTGTCTATTTTTCCTCGATCATAGAGCATAGCTATATTATCAAGGGCTACCTTAGTTTTTCCTGTACCCATTTCCATGAAATAGGCATAAACTTCTTTAGACCATGATTTTTCTAAAGCAGTGATCTGATGTTCGTAGGGCTTTGTTTTAAATTTATAATCCATAACTTTTAAAATATTCTTTCTATTGACGTGTATATATTAAAGATGTATATATTGTCAAGAGAAAGTAAATGAGTATAGTATATGTAATTCAAGAGATAACAGGGACCAAAATAGGTCGTCCCAAAATAAATATATTGGGCGCCCAAAAATATGGTACTATTAAAGTCTTGTTGAAAGAAGATTCGCAAATGATTTTTAGTCCGGGTCCTATTATTATTCAGTTAAAAAAATTATTAAAAGATTTTACAACTGATGATTATTTACTACTTACAGGCGATCCTGCAATTATTAGTGTTGCTTCTTCTGTTGTATCTGATATAACGAACGGTAAATATAATTTATTAAAATGGGATAGACAAGAAAGAATTTATTACCCAATAAGAATAAATTTATATGAAAAAGGAGAAATAGATGAACAGGCATTATTATAGATTAAAAAAAAGACTCACATACAATGAGCGATGGTCTGAAAATTTTTTAGAAATAGAAAGAAATAAAGAAATTGCCAGGGGAGTTCTTAAAAAACTCGCCAAAAAAAGCCCCTTCTTATATTTTCTTTTTATCATTTTATATTTGCCTGCCAACATTCTGGAGTATTTTAAATCCTTGTATTGGTGGTATGAATATGATAAATGTTGTGAAGAAATAAAAATTATAAAAAAGGAAATAGAAAGCTATGAATAAAGATCTACAAAAAATGTTTATTGAAGATGCACCTCAAGACATCACTGAAACAGGTAATGTAAAAAATTTATCTGATCAGGTGTTAAGTCTTCAGTCTTTAGAAAATGAAATTAAAGATGAGGAAGAAAAATTAAAAACTAAGAAAGAGAGAGCGGGTAAACTATCCGGAGAAGTTATTCCGGCAATGATGAAAGAAATGTCCCTCTCTTCACTAAAATTAGCAGACGGATCTTCAGTAGAAGTTAAACCCGTCTACGGTGCTTCGATTCCTATAGCTAAAAAGGAAGAAGCATTTAACTGGCTTCGACAAAACGGCCTAGGTGACCTTATTAAAAATGAGGTTACCGTTTCCTTTGGTCGTAACGAAGATGACAAAGCAATAGCGTATGCTAACTTTGCACAAGGTCAGGGTTATGAACCTGCACAAAAACTAAAAGTAGAACCCATGACTTTAAAAGCATTAGTTCGAGAGCGTCTTGAATCAGGTCAAGAGATGCCTTTTGAATTATTTAACGTGTTTTCGGGAAACAAAACCACAATAAAAAGGAGACATTAAACATGTCACAAGAAGCAAGAAACGAGGTTACAGAAAAAGGAAGTAATCTACCAACCCTATCTTTATTTATTAAAGATGCGGGACAAGGTTTAGAGAACATGGATAAAGACGATTTAGCTTTACCATTTCTTAAACTTTTACAAAGCAGCTCCGACGAAACTAAGCGAAAACATTCTGCTTATGTCGAAGGCGCTGAACCGGGAATGTTTTACAATACAGTTTCTAAAAAATTGTATAGCGGTGAAAAAGGAATCGAAGTGGTTCCATGTTATTATCGTTTAGCATTTCCTGAATGGGCTCCATTCGAAAGAAAAGAAGGAAGACCTATCTCATCAGATAGAGGACCAGAAGTTCTTTCTCAAACCAAAAAGGATGGGAACAATAAAGATGTTCTTCCTAATGGTAACATCATAATCAAAACAGCCAATCACTTTGTCATCGTTAATGGTGACAGACCTGAAAAGGCTTTGATGGCTATGAAATCTACTCAATTAAAAGTGAGTAGACAGTGGAACTCTAACATTAAAAATGAATTTGAGATATCGGAGGGGAAAACTTATCCTGCTCCAGCTTTTTCTCGGATTTATAGTCTAAAATCTGTGGAAATCACAGGCAACTTTACATGGTATGGTTACTCAGTAAAACTACTTAGAAAAGTTGACAACACTGCACTTTATCAACTGGCTAAAGAATTTTACACTTCTTTAAAAGCTAGTGATGCAAAAAGTTTAGCAGCGAAAGAAGACACCAACTTTTAATTTTCTCTGCGTGGAGAAAACAGAGGCGGTGGATGCGAGAGTTGAAGCCGCCTCGCAAGGGAACATTATGGTTGAAGAATTTAGAAAGCTATTTACAGGACTAACCGATAACTTTGGCAAAGCCGATATGGCTACTGCTAAAGTGGATCCGGATACCAACAAACTGAAGCCTATTTATCAATGGGCAAAAGAATCTGTTACCCCTCTTCATTATAAACAACATTTAGAAGGAATAATTTCTATAGGAATCCAACCTTGTACCCCAGAGGGTACTGCTAATTTTGGATGTATTGATATTGATCCAGATAATTATGCCGACTATGAACTAGAAACTTATTTAAAACGTATTCAAGAAAACCAACTTCCGCTTCTTCCGATTAAATCTAAAAGTGGAGGTCTCCATTGTTTTGTTTTTTTAACTAAAAATATGCCTGCTAAGGACTTAAGAAATGCTTTACAAACATTTTTACATCCTTTGAAACTAGATCCCGATACAGAAAAATTTCCTAAACAGCATCAGTTAGAAACAGATTCTAACGGAGCTCTCCGGCCAGGAAACTTTATCAATCTTCCTTATTTTAATCAGAAGAACACTGAACGCTATGCAATAGGCAAAAATAATAAACCTCTCACGCTCGAAGAATTTATTAATGTAGCAAATTCTAATAAAATCACACCGGAGAATTTAAAAAAATTAGTAACAGAAGCGGATGAACGTATGCTTAAAGGAGGAGATCCAGAATTTCTTGATGGACCTCCTTGTCTTCAAATATTATCCCAACCTCCTAAACTATTAGATAAAAGAGATCGTTTTCTTTATAACTATGCTGTTTTTGCAAAGAAAAAATATGGAGATAAATGGGAAAACAATGTTGTCTCAGCTAATCAAAAATATCTTTCTCCTCCCATCGATAAGGGTGTAGTAGACTCCAAAATAAATTCATGGAAAAAAAGTATTGCAGGGCATAAATGTCATGAAAAACCAATGCATGATGTATGCAAAAGACATATCTGCATAAAAAGACAATTTGGAATCCTCACGGATCCTAACACAGAATTTCCAGTTATTAGTGGTTTAACATTACTTAAATATAAAAAAGAAACCAAATTTAGATTTTATGTACAAACACAAGATGGGGGAAACAAAGAATGCACTGCTAAAAATCGCAAGGAATTCTGTACGCAAACAGACCTTTTAAATTTAATTTATGAAGTGGTAGGATTTAAAGCAAATAGAATTAAAGAACCAGAATTCACCTGTCTACAAAATATATGGAGAAAAAACGCAGTAGAACAAAAACCAGCTATCACAACTGTAAGCCAGTTGCACGACGTTCTCTACGCTTTCTGTTACAACGGTCCTCAGGCACAAAAAAGAGCTCAAGTAAGAATGGGGGCTTGTTGGACAGACAATGGATACCATTATTTTCAATGGTCATCTTTTTGGAGACGTCTTCAAAAACGTAAATGGCCAGAAGCAGAAGATGAAACATCGGATCTAACCGAAAAATATTTTAAAGCAGAATTTAATCATTCCCTTAATGATCTCGAAGGAACAAGTAATTCTACAATTAAATGTATTAAACTTCCACAACTTCAAATTGATAAAAGCAAATATGAACCTGTTGATGGCAAATATGAAACTGTTGAAAGAGAAAATGAAAACTTTTAAATTATACGGACCCCCGGGAACAGGAAAAACTTACAGTCTTTTAAGAAGAGTAAAAAAATATCTAGCAATAGGAGTTCCTCCAACACGCATAGGTTATTTTGCTTTTACTCGCAATGCCGCTTATAATGAAGCTCGTGACCCTCTTCTAGAAGAAATGTCTTCTCTTCAGAAAAAAGACTTAAAATATTTTCAAACTCTGCACTCTTTTACTTTCCAACAATTAGGACTTAGAAAAGAAAACGTAATGCAGGATGAACATTTTAAAGCAATCGGAGAAAGTATAGGG